CTTTCATGAATAGCTATGGTAGTAAACTCGATGGGCTTAGTGAGAGCATCCCAATCAGGGTCATAGTATTCAGAGCCAATGCTACCGCGATATTCTAACTGAAAGATTGTGCCGTCACTTGTCACTATATCCCTACGGTGCAACCCCTGAATTAACTGGTCTAATAACGCGTCGAGCTCTTCGAAGCTAGTAGGTTCTACATATGGCCACACCTCAATGGACTTCACATAACCATACATCATACCAGTATCTCTACGTTCCGTAGCGAACTTCACTACAATGTAAGGCTTAGAAGTCTTGGCGCTAGCCATATGAGGCTCATATACTTGTAGACCAGTTAAGTTCATGATCTTTTCTCGGATAGCACTTCTCATGCTCTCACCTACTCATTCCAATAACGACTTATGCTTTCCTGGATCATCGGAATGCTCTTGTCCATTGTAGGCTTTAGAATGGCGTATCTACCAGCTCTAGCCTTTTCCAAGAACACCCCGTATTCCATTGAATGTGCTAGATACAGGACTATCATGTCCGCAGTCAAATATGCACCCGCGTGAAGTCCTTGTCTGGCGTTTCCTGTTCGGTCTTGCCACGGAGCATTTTGCTGTGCCTCGGCCTGTAGCCGCTTAGCAATGGGCCCGTTCATCAACGCATGTAGACCGGCGACTTTTCGATTTGTCCAGGCTGTAAGTTTGCCGAATACATCTGCGGAACCTGGCATTTTACATCACCAACTCTAGTTCAGCCTGCTTACTAACCACTTGCTGGTTGATTATCTGAGGCTTCACTTGAGTTATCCGGAAGGTGCCTAGACCCTCTACTTCAAACTCCTGCCTTACATTCGGGCCGTTCATAAGATCAGCGTCGTAAGGCGCAAGCATTCCCCACACCATTACCGTCATAGATCCAGCTTCTGACGTTCTCTCGTTAGCTGAAACCCTACGACGGGCTTGATAAATACGTACTGTCAAAGGGCCGATATACTCTTCGACTTTTCTTCGGGCTCCTTTATACTCTTCATATCGAGTACGCTTGATGGTAATAGTTGTAGGGTTTTGGTTTATACTCCATTGTGTAGCTTGCCTTCGCGCTTGCACTAAATCCATATTACTCATCCTCCAAATGTAAGACGTCAGGACGTTTGGCCGTCATCAGCAGAGAGCCTAAGCCCCCTTTCCTTTGGTAGTAATTCGCCATGTTTATCGCATGTTCGTAGGCGTCTTTCAGCCGGACATAATCGTAGCTTTCGTCGCCCGCTTTGTACTTCTCAAGGCCAGCCCGTTCGCTCTGTAGAAACCCCGCCTTCAGCATCCAGCCCTCAGCAGCAGCTAGATACTTGTTAGGATTTGCATCCAAGAGCTCGTTAAGCTCCGCATCGGTAAAACGGGTATCGCTCTCAGTGCCTCCTTCGGGTATCCTTTCATCGAGCGCCCGTCTTAACCATTGTCTATCTTCGGCGGTTGCCATTTATATCACCGCCTTACGGTAGGACGATCTCTTGGACGTTCTCCTGAACGGCAGCAAATACTCCGCGACGTGCTCTACCTACGATCTGGGATTCAATGAGCCTGCTCAGATCCGCCTGAGAAGCGTCGATGATAAGGTCGTGCTTGACAAGCTCCTTGAATCCACGACGAGGCCTAATCAGGTACAGCCGGTTGGTAGGTACTCCTTGGTAAGTGTAGGTTTTCTTTCCTACCTGAATTTCCCAACCGTCATAGTAGACGATGGTGTCGATGCCGCTAAGTGCTGAGTACTGCGTTCCGCCGATAACCATACGCGACATAGCGTCTTCCAGGTCAATCTGGTTGGCAGAGTTAGCTAACAGAACGCTACCAGGCCTACCTGCGTTAGCAGCGTCTTTCAGCGCTTGCTTCAAAGTAGCTCTAATGGTAAGAGTTCTGTCGTAATCACTGCTAGTACCGTCAGACCCATCGAATTTCTTGTACACAACGGCGGTCTGATTTCTTACAGCATCGTACCCGGGGTCGCGGTAATCAGCATTCGGGCCGATCAGGATTGGGTACAAGTGGATGTGGTTAAGTAGAGCGTTGTAAGCTTCGCCAAATGCTCTGTTGAGCATTTCAAGCTCCCAGCTCTGATTGTACTCTACCATATCCTCCGTGTACTCGAAACCCGCAGCGTAAGTCTGGATCCTAGCGGTCGGACCCTGCTCCGTAGCAAGTGCTCCGAACGTAACTTCTTTACCCTCAATGTGCTCAAGGAACACTACCACTCCGTACTGAGCCCACTTAGCGTCGAGTACCTTCGGGAAGTTTCTATCCACAAAGGTCTCGTAAATAGGGCCATACACGGTAGGAACTTCAGCTCTACCTAGCTCAACGTCCAGAGTTACCTTCCTCAAAAGCTCTTCAGCTGCGTCACTAGAAGTAATCATTTCTCCGAGGGGCTTGGAGAGCTCGAGGACCTCCATTTCACCGTTGATGATCTTGCTCTCTACTATCTTCTCCTGGCCTTCGCGGCTCTTAGGAGGTAGATAGTACCCAGCAATACGATGTTCACCTTTTCTACGTTCTTCCCTAAGAGTTTCAATGCTTACAATTTTAGACACTTGATTTCACCTCCTAATTTTCATTAAGTTGCAATCAGGTTGGCAGCCCTGAGAGCAGCCAGCAACTCGTTGATTTTGTTCTTCAGCTCGTTGTCATTGGCGTCCGCAGACATATCAGTAGTAATATCGGCAACCGCAACTCCCTGCTCAAACGCCGGCTGTTGAGGTGCGAACCACAACCATACGACTTTGTTAGCATCCTTGGCCTTGGTAACAATACCTGCGAAGAAACCGTCAGTAGCCACCGTAGTAAAGCGACTGTTAGCGGAGTCCCAATATACCTTGTCTCCGGCATTGAAAGCATCCGCTACATCAATCTGATCGGTTTCGTATTCAGCAGGTTCGATGCTGAGAGCTACCTTACTGGTTTCACCAGCACCAGTGGTTACATCCTCCATAGCCATTCCGAGGAACCCATCAAGCAGATAGAACTTATGGGCCTCGATCGTGGTGTTCTGAGGAACAGTAACTTCTACTGACTTGCCGTCGCTTACTTTACCTCTCGTCCCGTAGGTAGTGGTTACGGGATAAGCTTTAATCTCCTGAACCATTTAGTTCACCTCCTTAAATACTTACGCGTCTTACGCGAGTGTATTTGGCACCTTGTCCTACCCTGCCTTTAGGATTGGGTGGCGGATTGTCAATGTATAACATACTAACGGCTTCCTTAACACTGTCCTTGGCCAAGAGTTTGTCGATTTCCCCAGCGATCTGCTCTTCAGTAGCTCCGATGTCCACCTTGAGCATTTCACCGACAATAGCCCTAGCTGCCTTGGAAGCAACTTTTTTCTCTAGGACCTTGTTTACCAACTCTTTGTGCTGAGCTTCATCAAACTTCTTAGCCTTATCGATGAGTGTGCTGATCTCTCCCTTTACATCACCCCCTTCGTCTAGACCCAGCAGTTGACGGACCTCAGTCATTTCACCTACAGCTGGTGACTTGAACATCTCGCCAACAATCGGACCGAGGTCTTCCTTCTTAATTTCTCCGCTAGCAATCATGCCCCTGAGTGCCTTTAAGACTTCCTCTTTGTTCACCTTTGGTTCACCTCCTGAATTAGTTTGTATTTCGCCTACCCAATCGACCATTTCACCTGAAATAGCAACGACACGCGTCGGCATACCGTTGCGATCCTTCGGTGTCCAGTCGATCGATAGCAATTGGTAGTCAACTACATCAGTTTCACCGTTAGCTGAGACCTTCAACTTCGGCATTCCAAAAATGGAAACCTGTTTAATACGACCTGCCCGAATCCAGCGCTTTAGATCCTTGAACTTTGGGTCAACATAACCCCTGATGAATGCCTTAGCCTTGTCTCCAAAGTCCTGGAACTTAGCACCAATCCAATGCGTCGCAATGTCCGGGAATTCAGTTGAAACTTCCTCAGGTTTTTGGTGCCCTAAAAAGCCGTTCGGGCTGTTCCTAATAACCTGCTCGACTATTTTTTGTAATGTCTGCTTGGTGTAATTCCAGCCTCTTTTACTTTTACCTGACTCAATTTCGACAACAACCTCTAGTGGATCGTCGTCACCAGCTTTCAGCTTTTCTAAGTCTACCCCATTCGCTAGAGGAATTTCGTCTACCGACATTTCTCCGCTAATACCCGCCAGGAGGCTCATTTCTCCTGCGCCGGCTAATTCGAGTAAGCTTTCGGGGGGTTCTTCTTCAAGATGCTCACGATAATGCCTCAATACATGTCGGGCAGCAGAACGAAGTTGACTTCTGTCCAAATCAGGCTCAGCTCCCGCACCGGCTAAAGCAGCCGCTGCAGCTTGAACCCCACCTTTGTTCAGAACGACCGTACCGTCATCCTGGACTTCGTGGTGAGGTCCCCACCAGTTCTGAGAAGGAGCATCTTCCAGGTTCTCGCTTTTGATTACAGCGTACACTTCCCGAATTGCCTCGCGTACACCTTGTGCTCCCTCTTCTAAACCTTGAACTAGAATATTCCTGAGCCTGGTTTTATCAACGTCACCCCAAGCTCGACCGGACACTGTCGTGTTCTTTATCGTAAACCTCGTAGGCACTTATTTCACCCCCTTTCAAATCTTAATTGCAGCAACGGTAACAGAGGTAGCATCGCTATATGAAACCTCGACTATCCCGTTGCTGTTGTTGAAGCGGTTAGGTTCGAAGGGACCGACAAGCATGCTCTCGCCTGCGGGTACTGATACTTGGACGTCGTGGTCGAACCCGTAATTACAGGGCTTTTGTGAGTTAAAAGTAACGGTAATGCCGGCCGCGGAGCCATTATCTACTCTGAAAAACGTCTTGCCGTCGTTAGGAAACTCATCTCCTGCGGGGTCTGCAGCTACAAGCAAAGGATTCAGGCCGTCAGTAGTAATCTCTTGTACACCCAGAACTGCCAATTATATCACCCCCTCTTCTTAACGAACTTCCCTGTCTTAGGGTCTTTTGCTACAAGTCTACCGTTTTTAGTCCTTACCAATTTTTTCCTTTTCGTCATTGTTTTCCGCCTCCTTGACAACTAACATTAGTTGTATTACCGGAGGAGCGCCCTGATCTTCGTTTACTTGTAACTGCCTTACTTCGAAACTCACACCACTTATGTTATGAATTGCTTGAAGTAGCTTGCCTGCATAGTTGTTGAATTGTAGCGTCGGACCGGAATTACTACTTTCTATAACAGGTTCATCAGGTTGCATACCTTTCGGTAGCTTTCCGGGCCCTAAACTCCTTACCATTAAGCAGCACCTCTCAAATAGAAATTCTTGTACCAATTCTCTAGCTCAGG